CAGAAGCATCATTGCTATTTTCGTTCCAAGTATTTACATCACCGATGGCAGAGTAAATTAGTAAATCAGAACCAGTTTTAGCAACTACTACACGAGAAGAACGTGTAAATACAATATCGCAGTTTGGACTACCATCAATCGTTTTGAGTGTTTGATAATTGTATTCTTGCAACTTAGAGCCACTGGCGATAAGTAAAGAGCCTTTCCATTTACAACAAGAAGGGCGTTCCGCATCCCCATTGATTTTACCAATCAATGTTGGTTGTTTGCCAAATTCATAACGATATACTTCTTTATTTTTTAGGAAAATGAAAAAGTCATTCATTTCGTAGTCGTTATATACATGAGTAACTGGAGAATTAAAGGTAGCAAGAGGGGCACTTAGACCCCTCCGTGTTCGTAATTTACTACCTACTACATCAAACTCCATATTCTCTAAACGTACCACTTCGTTATCTTTGATAAACTCAGGGGATTTGGCAATATTCATGCCACCAGTTAAATCATCTAATTTAACGGTAACAATTTTTTTAGTTTTGCCACGTTTTTGAGCCATTATACTAAACCTGCGTCTTTCGCTTCCTCTACAGTAATTGGAGAACCGTCAGATTTCATTGCAATACCAATTATTCCATCGCCTTGAGTATGGATTTTACGAACTTTGTTCATTAACTCAACAGCAGTGTAAGAATAGATATTACCAGTTGAAATTGTATATCGCTTAAATAAAGCACCAGCCTCAGTTGTTACATGGAAAAATAAATCGTTGTTTTGTATTTCAATAACAGCGGCGTTATTATTAGCACCAACATCAACAGTCTCAGAAAGATATCTTGCATATACTATAACAGGGATATATTCTTTATCGCCGTTATTCCCAGTAAGCATTAATACCGCACTCCTGCCAGAAGGAAAAGATAAACTGTTTAAAGTATCAAAAACACGTGGTCGTGTACTATATGTCTTAATTATAGAATTGTTTTTGTTATTTAGTCTTACATTAGTATCTTTCTCTCCACTAATATTCGTAGTTTGTTTTAAATCTTGATTTGGATTTCCTAAATCACATGTTAATTGTTTTAATACAAAGACATTATCATTCTGTGTATCTAACAAGTCTCGAATTGCCATTTGAACACTATGGATTTTGTTGTTAGTTGTGTATTTGATAGCAACTTCACCATGCGTATTTGCTGCCTTCTTTGGTTCAATACTAAGCGACAATTTATAATATAATACATTACCACAATTAACATTATCGTCTATATTAAATGGATGTGTTTTGCTAGTAATATTTTGTTTAATTCTAGCTTTGTATGGACCATCTGCGATTTCAATATTTTGTATTGGATACAAAGAATAGACTTGAACATTGTTATTTTTGACAACCTCAAAAACATCTTTAATTTGAGGTGCTAAGCTGTCTGTTTTAATATCATTGATTTCATTTGCAAAACTAGAAAATCTGCCTTGTGAAGAAACACCCTTGGCACGTATTGCGTTGGCAATAGCCTGTTTAGTGCTGTTTAATTCGTTAAAAGAAACAATTACGCTTTGAATATCCATAGATACCTCCTATTGGTTTAATCTATCCACAGCCTCTTTAAGTGCTGTTAAATCAGCCTCATATTTAGATTTAGATATGAACGTATCATCTACTTCTTTCTTCGTGTAAAGAGTTTTAGAAGCATTGTCAAAATCTTTGGTTGTTAATACAGAGCGAGAAGTCGCACCGTCCCACCAAGTAATACGACTAGCAGATAATGCTAAAGGTTTGTCTTTATGACCAACCTCAACACCATTGCCTCTGGAAAGTTTAATCAAACTCCATTCAACACCAGATGTATCTTTACCAGTCAGTGGAACATTATTATCTAATGGTGGAATACTTGGCGGTGTGTAGTTAATATTATTGAAGTACTTAGTGTTAGCACTATGCTTATACACTTCGACCTTACCATTGTTATTAGCTGTGAAATATACTTCACCATTAGCAATAGCAAAATCTTCAACTTCAAGTGCAGATGTTACTTCTGTATTAGTAACACTACCTTCTAAACTTTCAATAATATAGCCACCAACAGAGAATACAACACTCTTACCATTATATAACGCCCCATTTGTATCTTGGCTAGTAGAGATAATTGGCACAGTTGTAGTATTTTCCAACACTCGACTTTCATTGTAATACTGAACAGTACGTTGTTTGGTGGTACCAGTATACAAGATAGAAATAAACTTATTAGTTGTTTTGTCGTAAGCTAAGTTAAATACCTTATTAGGGAAGTTCACTGTACTTTCAATAGTCATATCAGTGGTCATGACAGCTACTTGGTTAGGATTTACAGCACCATTAGCCACATAGATTTTACCTTTGTAAGCACATAATGTATTACAATGACCTAATCTATTTTTATCCGTGAATGTTTGCTTAGACATTAAAGTAGAGAAGTCAGCATTGTATTTATAGAACACTTGTTTTGTATTATCATTATTCACACAAGCGATATAGAAAGCATTGGCTTCTTCGCTATATGTAAAGCCTTGACATTGGTTTACACCACTATCCAAAGGAATTTCTAATACCTTAACAATGTTATCTGCACTCTTGAATAATGTTGGTACAGAACCTTTAAGGCTTTTAATGAAGTCAGCTTCTGTTCCTGTATTACCAAGCTCTAACCAAGATTGATAAGCACTTTTACCAACATCACCTTTAGGTCCTTTAATGTTACCTAATTTAACTCTTGGCATTACTGACCTCCTTCCCAGAAACCAACAATATCTAAAATATATCGCTTGTTAGCACCTGCTACGCCCCAACCCTTAATATTACGTTGGTTAGGTTCTACATACACGCTATTGTTATTAGCATCAATAGATACTTCAAGTAATCGTTTAGGAACAGGGGAATTATTAGGTAATGCACATAATACTCCACCATTACCAGAACCATTACCAGTAACTTTCATATCTAAGTGTAATTTGCCAAAGCCCGTGGCAGGATTATATTCAAGATATCCCCTACCATTGCCTGCGGCTCCTGCTTGTGCAACACCCCATGTAACATCATACATTTTAGTTAAGTTAGTATTTACAGCATTAGGTGCCGCTGCATTACTAGGTGCAAGGTTAGAATAAGCAATATCTACAAACAAATCACCATTTTCAGCTAGTGTAAATGTTAATTCTGGTTGTGTACCATTATCGCCTTTATCACCTTTAGGACCAGCAGGACCTATATCACCCTTTGGTCCTCTTTCACCAGCTTCTCCTTTAGGTCCGATATTACCTTGTGGTCCTTGTGGACCTACATTACCTTGCAAACCCTGTGGACCATCTACACCTCTAGGACCTTGTGGTCCTGTTGGACCTATTGGACCTTGTGGACCGATATCGCCTTTATCACCCTTAACACCAGACATAGTAATGAGGTATTCCATTACATTGCCATTTTTAACGAATACTTTACCATTATCAGCATCATTAGAGCGGACCATAACTAGGCTATATTCAGAGAACGTAGAAGCGTTATTATGGACAGAGGTTACAGATGGTTGGATAGAACTAATTTTAAAAGGTTCTCCTCGTTCACCTCTTGGACCTTGTAAGCCAGTAGGACCGATTGGACCAATAGGACCACGTTCCCCTTGAATACCAGCAGGACCTTGAGGACCTGCTTCGCCACGTACACCTTGAATACCTTGTAAACCTTGTGGACCTACAGGACCAACATTACCTTGTTCGCCTTTGGGACCAATAGGACCACGCTCGCCTGCATCACCTTTCGGACCAGTTAAACCTCTAGGACCTTCTGGACCCATAGGACCAATATTACCATCTGCCCCTTTAGGACCTGCTTGACCGTCGTTACCTTTTGGACCAATAGGACCTTGAGGACCAATACTACCAGCAGGACCTTGTTCGCCAGTTTCACCCTTATCACCTTTAGGTCCTTTTAGTTTCTCTAACTGTGCAGGAGTGAAATCTTCGAATTTAAAGTCTTT